TCGGTTGCATTACTTGTTAAACTGGCTACCACCTCATCACAAAATATACCTGCGTCATAAAAATCTTGCAGGTTGAAACTTAAATCGTTCACATACTTAGCCAAGCCGTATCTTGGGTTTACGAGTAGGTCATACAAAACCCAAGCGGGGTTGCTATGCCACTTTTGGGTCAAGCCACCGTTCCACGGGGTAGGGTAAGCGTTAGCAATACCCAAAGCTTCGGGTAAATAGTTATTGGGTACAAAGGTTAGTAGTCCTTTATAGATACCACTGAATTGTGGAATAGAATTAAATTGGTCACTGGCTGTCCCTGACACTTTAACCATAGCGGTGTTTGAGAAAGTACGGATGGATTGATTAACTAATTGAAAGCTGTCAAAAACAATCTCGGCTGCGATTTTCTCAGTCGCTGAAGGGTCAATGTCAGGATTAAACTTAGTTATCCGTATCATGTAATCGTCATCAGCTAATGTAGATACGGGAACAGAGAAGTCTAAAACGAAGCCTGAGTTTGTTTTACCCTTTAACTCATAACCATTTAATGTGTCCACCTGAGTGGCCACTTTTAGCTCTTTATCAGCAGTAGTAGCCACTAAAGGTAAACCGCTAGGGTAAGCAACTCTAGTGGTCACTATGTTCCACGTGGAACCCTGTGACGCTTTATATTCAACACGGAACTTAGCTGTATTGGGAAAAACTCCACCGCCTGACTCAGCATATAGTTGTGCTACGTTGATACGAATATCTATACGGTTAAACCGCCCACGCATATTAGCAGGGGTGTAGCGAATGACAGGTGTCTTTTTGGTTACGTTAGTTCCAACATCGGTGCTGTGGCTTTCACCGCCAAGATTAAAGGTTACAGTTTTAGGCGTGGCTTCCCCTTTTAACTCATCTAAAAAAAGGTCGCTAAAATTGGGGGTTCCGTCAGGGTTATGTAGAGGAACGTCTCCCACGAAGAAACTTTTTAAACCATCTTGTAGGCCAAAGATGGGTCCCTCGCCAATACCTAATAGCACTTCAACCTTGTCTCGTGAAAACAGATTGTCTATCGTATTAGTGGGTTGCTGAGGTTGTTTACCCCCTGCGCCTTTATAGGGTACGAGCTGTTGAGACGTTGGTTTTAAGTTTTTCAAGATGGGTCATACTCCTCAGAGTCAATGTCAAACGAGAGTATCTGCCCGTAGACTTTTTGTAAACCGTAAATAATAGGGATAGGTGTACCTTCCTCAATGGTGTTCGCCTTACCGTTAATAAAGCGGCTTTTCTTATCACCTGAAGTCGGGTCAGCTTTAGGTGTCTTCTGTAAAAGTTGCAGGGCACCGCCTAAAACTAACTGAGCACCTGTTAAGATAATTGCACCTTTTGACAGACCAATAGCTTTAGCAAAAGTTGAGGAGGCTAAAGGTCCTGCTACCATAAACAGTAAAATGCCTATACCTATTTGAATACCTGCTGACTTTTTACCTCCGCCCCCTGCACCCATAATCGTGGGCTTAATGGTCAAGGTATTCACTTCAGGGTTTACAATATCAAGGTCATCAACACAACGAATCTCGGCAATATCGACAACGTGTTTAGCACCCTTAGGCAGGTAATTTTGTAAAATGCTCAAGGCTTCTCGCGCTGTGGAAGCCATAATTGTGATAGGTTCTTTATGAAAGTTTTTTAGGTAACCTAGAAGAATAACCTCGAAACTTGTCCTGCTATCAAAATTTGTCCTGCTATCAAAATTTGTCATCAGGTTCTCTCCGCAACAGGGCACCGTCAGCGTCTACAAAGTAATAGGAAACAGCATCATAACCTACAATAACGTGCAGTAACTTAGGGTAACTTTTAAATAAGTGATAATCTTCCACGGATAGGTTAGAGCAACCTGAGGGGTGAGTGTGCCACAAGGCGACAGCCTTTTCAGGTATTTCCTCTAACTGGAAACCATGCTTAGGGTCGGTGTGAACATTTGCAAGTTCAACTACCTCGTCTTCTAAAGTTATGTACCCACACTTCTCGGTTAATGGATGCCATTGGCTCAGCAGGTTTTTAATTACTTCCATCTTGCTGTCCTCTCAAGTGTGGGGGTAGAGCTTCTAAAATACTCATCTTAGTCATTCGACTTTCATTTCGAGCAGTGACATCAGGATGGCGCACTGTGCGAGAGATGCGATTATACCAACGTGCATCTAGGCGGTCACAGCTTGAAACTTTTTGATACAAATGGTGAATAAAGTACCCGTTGCCAATGTAGACTCCTACATGATTGGCTACCTTACCCCTAAATAGGTTAAACAGTAAACCGTCTCCGCGTTCGAGATTGATGATACTGGTAGGGTTAATTGTTTCAAAACCTTCTGCACCAAAGTATTGGTCAAGCAAAGGGATACCTGCTTGGTCAAACCCAATTGGCCTAGCATAGTTTCTTAAACTTAGGCCGTACTCTTCTTCATAGTATTCACGAGCTAGGCCATAGCAATCATCGGCACCATCACGGTAAGGTTTATTTAACAAGGGAATTAAGTTCATAAGATTAACCTAAACTTGTGACTGGAAACTCGGGGGCTATAAATTGTCTAGCAGGTAGGGTGTACCGTACACCGTCAAAAATGCTTCTTAACTCAAAAGCGACTGTTTCCCTTGTGAGATTTAGGACACGGTTTACGACCCATTTGTTTCGTAAGTAGTTTACATTGCCCTCAAGTAAGTCGCTACGCAGCACCATAAAGCGTTCAAGTGTTGCCTTCTTTAAAACATTTTTGGCAATGTAGCTGCTAAAAGTACCATAGGGGTTTGCTAACTGGAGCTTAGGACGACTCTGCTCCCCTGTTGTCTGCACATTATAACCACTAAAGGTTAGCGGGAAGTTTTCCCAAGTCTTTCCATTCCAAACAACAGTTGGGTGTTCTGTGAGATAGAGCACGATATTCAGGTCACGGTTTATCGTTAACTTGAAAAGTTCAACATACGGTTTAGGTCTTAATGACGTTGCCTCGGCTTGGTGCCCCGTGTTAGTAGTACCGTTTAGCATCTTCTACTTCCTCAATTAACTCAATATTTTGATTTTGGTTTCTCGTGTTAGTAGTAGCGTTTAGCATCTTCTACTTCCTCAATTAACTCAAGTTGAAAATCACTCACCCAACCTGTTGAGTTAGGGATTATTTTAGGTATTTTTAAGCTTTTGTTAAACCGCACCCGTAACCTGCCGTAGACAGGGTGTAGGTAATAAAAGGGTTTCCACAGCTTAAACTGGGTGTAGAATTGTTCTAGTAAACCCATATTTAGTTCAGGGTCCACAGAAGTATCAATGTCACCCATTATGTTTTCATTATACTTTAAACCTCTAAAGTATAACGTAAAGATTCTTTGCTCAGGCTTGGCACCGCGCACCGCGTAGGTGTAATTACCACCGAGAATAGCCGTGGTACCTTCTTCTTGGTAATCCGTTTGGATTAGGTGGTACGGGAAGTTAAAGTCATGCTCGGTTAATGTTCTTGGTGTAAAGTTTATGAGTAAATTACTGCTTGGTATTTCAATCAGTTTTAGTTCTAAACCTTCGACACACGCTTGGCCACCTGCTTTGCCTTTGGGTACCTTAAAAGGCTCTGCAAACCTAACCTTCACATCGCCATAGATGGGGTGACTAAATAAAAAGTGTCGGTCAAGTTTATGGATGTTATACATCCACTCTACCCAAGCAATGTTGGTACTCTTTTCATTTAGTAGGTCAATGTCCCCATTTCCCTTAAAGTAGTAACGAAGCACAGGAATGTTCAACGTAAATGAACGTAGGCTAGGATAGGTATTTTCTAAATAACTGGCATAAGCGTTACCTAGTTTTACATCCCCTGCAAATTCTTGATACTCGGTTTCCACTTCACCTAAGCTGAGAGCTAAGTGCTGTAATGGGTTTAAACGCACATGACCTGTGGCAATAGAGCTAAAACTGAGATTAGACAAGGGAAGCCTCCCAGCTTAATGTTGGTACCTCAAAGATGGTACCTATAGGCATTGGGTAAGGGGTGTCTAACTTACCTGTAAGTAAAACATCTTCGGAGTTAGCGTTCACAATGTAAACATCGGTAATCGGTGTCGCCCACGTAGTTGCGGCAGTCCACTGAGCAGTAGAGGTGTTAGTGATAACGGGAGGATTGTGACCATAAACCTTTAAGGCAATGCTTAATACACCCGCCTCGGGGATAATTGTGCCATTGCTGCCCAACTTAACACGGTGAGTGCCGCCCCCTGCTCTAGTTACCAGTAGAAGCTGAGTTAACATGGTGGCTTTGGCAAAGTTGGAAAAGGACATAAAACTAACCCTAAAAATGAAAACAAGTTTAGGGTTAGTTTATCACAAGTTATAGGAGGTGTTTAATGATTGAGGATAACCATTTTAGTTGGGTAACTGGCGTTCCATCGTTATGTTTCTTACCCGTGTCTAGGAAAACTGCATAAGGTTTACCTTTCTCCGTTGGAACCCATGCTGAACCTAATTTCTCCTGATACCCTAAAGCGTCTAAGAGTCTGTTAGTGGCAACGGCACTGAGAGACGGGTTTAGTTGTTTACCTACTTCAGTAGGGGTTAGGTTAATTGTTTGGTTTTCATTTTTGAGTTCAATTTGCAAGAACTTCATTGGGGAGAAGCCAGTGTGTCTTGCGGTTGCTTTA